GAGGCGCGCAAGCTGGGCATCCGCCCGCCGATGCTGGGCCCGCCGCGCGCGCCGGGACCGACCACCAAGCGCGCCATCGAGAACCTGCGCAAGGGCGAGGACAAGGAGCCTGAGCGCGATCCGATCCCCATCACGCAATGAACCTGCCGATGGAAAGCGAACTGCTCAACTACAACGTGCCCGAAGTGTGCCGCGCGCTGACCGACGCGCGCGGCGACATGATCGTGGCCGCGCGCCTGCTGCGCGTGAAGGTGCGCGACGTGCGCGATGCGATCCAGATGATCCCCGAAGTACAGGGGCATTTCATGGCCGTGCAAAAGGCGGTCGCCGAGCACCCCGACGTGGAGCGCGCCACCTCACAGCAGCTGGACCGGCGCATCCGCCACCTGACCACGGTGTATGCTGCCGACGGGTTGGAGGCGCTGCACGAACTGGCAACGCAGCCGTTCATTCAGGACAGCTACATGATGGACATCAAGTTCAAGGCGGCATCCAAGCTGGTGCAGGCCAAGCCGGTTGACGGGCGCAACGACGACATCGGCCAGCTGATGGTGGCGCTGAACGAGCAGTACCAGAAGTCCAGCGGTCGCATCACGCATCTGAGCATGCAGCTGGAGCGCATGCAGGGAGGGGGTGAGTCGCTTCATATAGAGGCCACGAGCGAATCTCCTCCCGCCACGCATGAAATAACGCTAGTTCCCTTAGATGCTGTGCCTGAATCCGGTTGTACGCCGGAGCCACTGCCGGAACCGGACGACAGTGCAGTAGCTCGTAGCAATACACCGATCCCATACGCTGCAGATCACGCAGCTGACCGCGCGACACCGGATAGTCTCGATCCAGAACCTTGAGCGGCCCGGCGCTGGGCGCATAGCCCACCATGTCGTAGGCTTCCTGCAGCAGCCCGTTGCTCGGGCGGCGCAGCAGGCGCACCAGCCGGAACGGGCGCGACACCATGCCGCGCGTGAAGTTGTTGTGATTGTTGTACAGGCGGCTTTGCACCGCCTCGGGCAGTCGCGTGCGCCCCATGACCTCGCGCTGGTTGACGATGATGTAGGCGTTGGGGTCCAGCCCCAGCGCGCGCACTACCAGCTTGTGCTGATCGGTCAGTCCCTCCTTGAGGCAGGCTTGCATGTCGGCGTAGAGCAGCTGCGCCTGCTCGGCGGACGGATAGCGAAAGTCCATCTCGCGCTCGATCAGGGCCCACGTCACGGCCGGGCGCGACACCACGATCAGATCGCTGGTGCGCGTGGCCGCGCGCTTGAAGTCGTGCGGGCTGATCGGGAAGGTGAGCAGCACCACCGCATCACAGCGCAGCGCCGGGTCGCACTCGATCCGCTGCAGCAGCACCCCGCCCTGTTGATACCACTGCGCCAGCTGCGTCTTGGCGCTGGCCGGGAACTGCGCGATGAACTGCGGCAGTCCCTTCAGCGTCTGGTAGTCGAACAGCGCGTAGCTCGCCGTGTCGTTGTGGCAGTTGACCCACACCCGCCCGAAGTCGCGGTACAAACCGGCAATGGTGCCCAGCGTGTCCTGGGTGGCAAACTTGCGCACGCTCTAACGCCTCCGGGGGGACGTGATGAAAGCCGTAATCCTAGCTGCGCTGCTCGCCTGCGGCTGCAGCAACACGCCGCTCGCCAAGCGCGCGTGGCATGAGTTGACCGACGATGCGGCCCCTTCGTGTACCTGCGCGATTGTGATCTTGGACGGGGAGGGCAAGGTGCTCAAGGAAAAACCGCCGCGCGCGGGGGAATGACGGCGCGCGGCGGGTGCGGCTAGTGCGTGCGGCGCTTGACGACGAACCCTGCCACCATCAGGCCAGCGGCCAGCGTCATCCACGTCTGCGGCTCAGGTACGGGCGTCAGGAAGGCGCGTGTGCTACCGACGGCGCTGACTCGCTGAGTGAATTGAAAGAACCACATCTCCTCGCTCACGCTGATCCGCGCACGCCCAGCTGGCGGCGTGACAAATTCCAGTACGAACAGGTCGTCCGGCCACGATCCCTCTCGGATATTGACCTGCTGCGTCGTCACCCCGCTGCCGCTCATGACAAGGTATTGCGATCTGGGCGGTGGCGACGGGCGGGAGTAGGGCAGGATGTAGACCTCGAAAGACGTGTTGGTGAGGTTGTTCACGGTCAAAACAGCGGCATGGGCAGCGTGGCCCAGCAACAGCGCCGGGATCAGCAAAAGCCCTAACTTGGTTTTCATTGTTATGTTCCCTTTTGGTTGGTACTTCTCACTTCGGACTACGGACCCTTCTTACAACAACTCCGGTCAACACGAGGCCCAGCGCCAGCATGGCCCACGTCTGCGGCTCGGGGATGGCGTAGATAGAGGCCGTGTAGGAAAAGCGCCTCGGCGACTCGCCCCGGAACTCTCTGGTCGCGGCCGGGCCCCAAATCAATCCGGCGTTGGTGTCCCAGCGCAATTTAGGGTTGTCTGGCAGGGTGAGTTGCGCGATCAGTACCGGAAGGGCGAGCGGGATCACCGAGTTGTCGGCAGCCACATCGAAGCGGATGACCTGACCCTGGAAGGCTTCGAAGTCGAACTCCTCGGCGGGCTCGGCGATGCCAACGTGCCCGGCGCGAATGAATCCGGTGAGCGGGTGGCTGCGTGTGAGCAGATCGAAGCGATCACTGCCCACATGCAGGGCATAGACATCCACCGCGCGGTCGATGCGTGCGTGGACGATGATCGCGCTGGCTTGTCCGGCGAACAGCGCCAGCGCGAGGGCGACAAGTATCTTCTTCATGGTAGTACCTCCATTGGTTGCGGTATCGGATTGACTAGCTCTGCATAGGTCACTGCAAGCGCGAGCGCCTGCCACTCTCCTCCTTTCAGTCCGTGAGTCAGGCCGGGATTTTTCTTGGTGCCCGGTGCACCGAAGCGGTCGATCAGGGCTTGACGGATGTTGCTGTCCTTGGCGCGCGTGTCGTGGCAAACGTGCTGCTTGACCGTGATGCGCTTGACGCGCGTAGCCTTGCCGTGCGCCTCGGCAAAGCGCCCGCTCCAGAACACCGTTTCGAACACGTCTTCACCCACTGCCATGCCGTAGCTGGCAACCTGCTCGATCACCAGCCTCGTGCGGGGGTTCGTGCGCAGGTAGCGCAACAGCTGCTCGTTGTTTTCGGTGTTGGCGTCGATGCTGCCGCTGTCCGTGTCGTAGACCACCGAACTGCTGACCACCGGCCCCGGATCGATCGCGATGATTTTCATCCATCCTCTCCCATCTGTCGGCTGTTGCGCGCTGCTGCCTCCTGCACCATCGAGATCGGGTCGCGCGACTTGAGGCGCGGCTTGCCGTTGGGCAGCAGGCGCTCGGGCTCAGGCTCAGGCTCGGGCTCGGGCTTGGGCTTGGGCTCGGGCTCCGGTGGGTGCGGTGGCTGCGGTTCGGGCTCCGGCTCCGGCGGCGGCTCGGTCGGGGGGTCTGCCTGTTCCGCAACGATCCGCATGAAGTGCTCCTTCATGCCGTTCTTGATTGGATCGAGCGGCATGTGCAGGTGCTTGGGCATTGCCATCCAGACCTCGGCCAGTTCGGTCAGATCGCGGCTTGCTTCCAGCGCCGTCTTCCACTTGCGCTGCTCGGGCGTGAATGGCACGGGCATAACCTCCTGTCTTTGCGCGATCACGTCGCGCAGGTGCTCTTTCTCCTCCGCGTTGCCCTCGGCCCACTGCGCCAGCCGATGCCCAAGCTGCTCATCCAGTTGCACGCCATCCTTGATGAACTGCTCGAAAGGCGTGCGCAGTCCGTGCGACTGCGCGCTGAAGTCCGGGCGGCCCTGCGATCCCTCGGGCAGCACCAGCAGGAAGCTCATCTCGTACTCGAAACGATCCGTGATGATCGGCGTCCAGCCAAGTTGCGTAGGTTCCTCGCCCTTGACGATCTTGATCTTGTCCTTCGCCCTGAAGCAAAAAATAAAGTGCACCGGCAGTTGCAGCATGGTGTTGACGAACAGGTTGACCTGATGCTTGGGCTCGATCCACGCCGAAAACGTCAAGCGTTCCCGCTTCTTGTAATCATCTCCTGCGCGCTTGTCTAGCTCGCGGTCGTGCATCTCCAGCACGCCGCCCGGCCCCTCGTGCATGTGGGAGGCGCTGTCCACGATGATGACAGCGGGCTCAAGCAGCATCGCCTGCTGCACGGCCTCGGTGTAGCGGGCAGGGGAGAAGGGCGCGGTCAGATCGCCGTGCAGATACTTGAAGCGGTCGGCGTACTGCAGGCCACGGCGGGCCTCGGTGTCGATCAGGACAATGGGCTTGCCCTGCGCGAGTCCAGCCGCAATGCGCAGCGCCGAGTAGGTCTTGCCGGAGCGCGACGGCCCGGCGATGCCCACCATGAGCGGGGTCTGGTTTCTGATTGCGGGTCTGAACGAGATCATGCTTGCACTCCTCCGCCGTACTGGCTCCAGTCGATCATGGCCGTTTGCGCCTCTTCGAACCGCGTGTGTTCGTAGCTGGGCGCGTCTACCCATGCGATGCGCTGCGGGTAGGCGGGCCAGTGGTCGTTGTAAATGCCATCGCGCCACATGGCGAGCGCCATGTCCACCTTGTCGCTGCCCAGCCGCATGAAGTCGGGCTTGAGCGCGATGATCGACAGCAGGTAGGGCGGGGCGCTCTCCTGCACCACGAACAGGTAGCGCGGCTCCTCGCCCGTGAGGGTCTGGTAGCCCCGGCAGTAGAATGCGGCGTCCACGTCCCAGCCCATGCTCGCCACTTGCCGCTGCAGGTACAGCGGATTGGCGCTGCCGCTGGTGGTCTTGTAGTTCACCAGGATGTGCTGGTCGGTGTCGGCCAAGTCCGCACGCGCCCGGCAGCATACCGGCCCCTCAGCCTCCTGCCACAGCATGGTCAACTCGGCATGCTCGTGGCCGTTGGGTCGCCACTCGGCGCGCGCCAGCTGCGCACGCGCTGCCTCCACCATCGCCTGCGCGGTCACGTACTTGTCGGCGAGGATCGCCACCTGTCCGTTGTTGGCTGCGTCCGCGCGTATCTGCTGCGCCTCTTTCGAGCGCCAGTCGTTGGCCTCGACCACGACGATGCGCCCCACACGCAGAGGCTCCAGCAGCATCGAATGCACCGCCGTACCGAAGTCGGTGCGGTTCTGCTCGGCGCTGTCCAGCTTGGGCGCGGTGTAGTTGGGGTTCAGGCGCGGATGCTGGTGCCATGCGTGATAGGGCGACTGCGTGAGCATCGTGCAGGCGAGCCCGTGCGAGAGCGTCGGCCCTTGCATCAGATCGTCGGCGTGGTAGCGGTCCTCGCGCACGCTCGGGTGCATCCCTATTCCAAGATCATCCCTCATTGTTTGGTTCCTCCCATGACATCGTTGATCCACTGCGCAATCAGACGCGCGGCGTCTTCTGCGCTCAGGTCGAACTTCAAGCGGAAGTTCTGCACATAGTCGTACAGCAGGCGCACGTCTTCGCCGCCGAGATAGCGGCGCATGGCGGGCGTCAGATCGCGCTCGGGGTAGGCGTGCATGCTCATCATGATTGGGTGGCCCTCCTTCGGATGCCAGAAAAATGCTGCGCAGTTCTCGCGGTTGCTCTCCACGAGAGAGGTAATGGTGCCGCGCGGATAGCGGTCCACCAGCGTGCCCAAGTCCTGCAGCACGCGGGCGGTCGGGCCGCGCACGAGATAGGTCACACCGCCCGATGCGGTGCGCCGCTCGATCTTTGCCGTGCTCACGATCATTCTGTTTCCTCCTCCGCGCTGTACGCGGGCCAGTAGATGATGCGGTTGCGGCCCATCGCGTCTTCTTGCGCTAGCTCCAGCACTTCGCACACTTCCAGCATGTCGATGCCTCTGGTGAAGGCTTCCAGCACCAGCTTGCCCGCGAAGTTCATCGCGCTGGGCACGGTCACTGCCACACAGAATTTGCCAAACATGCCGCGCCCGCTGTAGCTGCGCGCGTTGTAGCCAGTGCCATCGATCAGTTCGATCAGTTGCTCGGATGTCATGGTCATGCTCCCTTTTGGTTAAACTACAATGAACACTGCCAGCAAGATCAATACCAGCAGCATGCCGACGTAGAATCCCGGCGTGTCGTGCTTGGCACGCGGAATGCGTGGTGCCCTCATGCGTCACCCCCGCTGACGCTGGGCGTCACCTCGATGCGCTTGCAGTCGTAAAGATATTCGTCTAGCGTCTGCCGACAGACTCGGATTCGGTCGCCGGTTGTCACGCGACAGTAGGTTTCGCCGTGCCAGCGCGAGCACCTTACGTTTGGCGTCTCGCGCGTGTGCTGTCCGATGATGAACAGCACGATCACGATCAGCACAAGGCCCAGCGGCAGATAGATGGTGGAGACAGCCTCCTCGCTCATGATTGCGGCTCCTGTTTGTTGATGACCGAATGCTTGCTCGCGTCGTCGCACGTTGCGAACTTGCGACCGCGCGTGTCCAGGCGAAACGACTGCGCAACGCAGTGCTGTTCTGCCGGGGGCTTGCGCGCCGCGACGTGCGCAACTTGTGCTAGTACTGCAACACACAGGGTCACCGCCAGCACTTGCGCGCAGCGGCGGATCAGGTGCTCGTTCAAGTCCAGCGCAATCCAGTCGGCGCTCTTGTCGCGATAGCCGCGCGTGAAGATGCGCCTTGTGATGCGCGTGTCGTAGGGTGTGCTCATGCTTTCTCCTCGGGTTTACCTGCGCAATAAACGGGCCGCTACTTCCAGCAGCAGCGCGGCAATCTGCTTGTCGTCGTTTGCGTGGCGCGCTAGATTGATGACGCGCGCTCTCTTTGCGGGCCGCTCTGGAATTGCGGCCAGCGGGAACTCGGTCGGCTCGGGCTCTGCCTCCTCGCCTTTCAAGGTTTCCAGTTCTAGAACTTTGCGCCAAGGCCAGTAGTTCTTCTCGCTCATGTTCAGGCCGAGGGTGGTAATCGCCGCTTTCACGGATGCCTTGGGGTGCGCCGCGCGGTACTGGTTTACCTTGCGCGCCATTTCCATGCGCTCGTGCAGCGGTTTGCGCACTCTTGCTGCGGTGCCTTTATTCCTTGCCATCGTTCTCTCTCTTGATTTGGTGGAATTGGACCGAGGTCGGCGTGCGCGTGTACTGACCGATCAGGCGCGCCGTGCGAATGTCGATGACTTCGATGGTGGTTCCAGGCTTCGCCCAGCGCGCCTCAAGCAATGCGCCCAAATGCGCGTTGCGTGGATACTTGTACCAACGCCAGCGCAACAGTTCCTCCGCCTTGGCATCCCACAATCGGAACGGCCGCGCGCTGTCTTCGCCATCGTCAATCTGCGGATATTTCATGTGCCCTCCCTAGTTGTCATTCGGTCACTTCGTACATCTGCTTCACGCGGCCAACATCGCGCTTGCCGCGCTGGTGCTCTTTGCGGTGCCACTTCTGTCCGCCGCACAGCAGGCAGCGGTAATGGCGATGGTCGATCTCGCTCCACTGATGCGCGCAGTCCTGGGTGCGCGCGGCAGCGTCGTGTAGGTCTACTGAATTTGTCTGTGCGTCCAAACGGACACCCCCGTTATCTCATCGGTATAGTCAAGCTCTGGTTCGCACCAGCAATCCGGTTTAGCTTCATGTTCTTTTGTCAGTTCCGCGCGAGCGGCTTTAATGTTGATGCCGTGTCCCGGCGAAGTTTGCCCTCCTGGGGTGCAGAAGCGGGCGTGACATTGAGCACAGCATCCATTGGTGCAGCGGCTCCAATCTCGCGAAATGTCGCGGGCACAAACTACACACCGACATGCGTTCATCTGGATTCTCCGGTTAGTCTGTGGTGCGCAAGCAAGCTCGTCGCGGTTGCCGCCGTCTGCGGTGTAGCTCGCGTCTGCGTCGGGCTTGGTCATGTTCTGTCCGCTATAAGTCTGATGGTGTGTTAGCAATTCTTTCCTGATTCTCTTCGCCGTCCTGAGCACCGCATTTGCATGGTCGCGCATGCGAGCGCCTATCCAATTTCGATATTCGGCGCATGCTGCTTTTTCGATGTAGACCTCTGCTGTTACTTCAAGTACGTGCGCGAAGTTGTAGCGGTATACCAGCTTGCGCAGTTCGTCTCGTGCTTCGGGGCTCATTTGGATTCTCCTGTCTGTTCTCCGGTTGGTCCAGCATCAAATACCGCGCGCATTTCGTCTCGCGCCAGCACAAGCGCAGCAATCCTTGGACCGGCATCAAACACCGCTTGCATTTCGTCTCGCGCACGCACAAGCGCCGCGATCCTCGCCTCCGCGTCGCGTATGCGCTCGGCTAGCACATGCCCCGTAACGTAGATGTGCCCGCTGTAACTGGTTGAGCCTGCGGATACCTCACCCCGGTCGTTTATCTGTGCCTTGCCTTGCAAGTCGTAAACTGCGTTCAGGTCTGCGTAGTTCATTTGGATTCTCCCGTCTGCTGCGTGTGCTCCCACAGGTTCTGGATGTACCAGCGCGCATTCACCAGCGAATCCACGCGCGCATTGAACTCGGTGCGCGCTTGCTCGTATGCGCTCAGTCCCTGCGGATAGTCCCGTGCATTCGGCTGCGCTCCAAGCATTGCGCGGATCGCTTGTTCAAGCGCAAGGTTGGCTTCCTCGTACTGCTCGTAGAAGTGCTGGCGTGGCGTGCCGTTCAGGTGGACGGTTGGCATCATCATTTGGTGTTCTCCTTTTGGGAAATCATGTCATCGACTATATTTATCGCGGCGATCTGGCGCGCGTACTCTTCTGGCATTTCGGTTGCGTCAACTAGGTTCTGCCGGGCTAGGTCCAGCACGATTTGAAGTGCGGCGGCTTCGTCTGGCTCTTCTTCGTTGTCTCCCAAGTTGTGCAGCGATACATCGCACCCGTGGTCTTCGTATATCTGCAGGTCAGAGCCGATTGGCGCGTAGAATCCACCCGTATCGTAGAAGTCGATCTTGGCGTCAGCACGCAACGTCAGGATGTAGTACCGGGCAGGTTTGCGGCGCGGGTAGCTGGTGCGCTTTTGAGCGGCACGCAATGCGCTCTCCGGTGTGTCTGCGCGTGCCCAATGTCCGCCGATGCCCTCGGGAATGACGGCTACAAAGTCGAACGTGTTGTGCGCCAATTCTGCGGCGGCTTCGTCTGGTGTCATCATTGCGCTCTCTCCTATAGGTCCAATGCGCTCTGTTGCTCGGTGCGCGCGGGCCGGTTAATGGCGGTCAGTGCGCCTATCAGTTCTGCGATGCGCGAGGCCGACACTTGCGCGTAACACTTGCCGCTGTCGTCCATGTCGTACTCGCACGCCTCAAGCAGTTCTGTCGCGGCTTGGATGAGCCGCTGTGTCGTGGTCGGTGTAATCATCTGACTGTGTCCCTGTGGTTGCGCGAAGCATCTGCGGCGGTGACGTAGGCGATAGTCTTGCGGTAGTGATGCGTGCGTTTGCATGCGTAGCAGTACGCATACACCAGCGCGTGAGCGCCTAGGGTGTAGCTGTACACTGTCCCTTGGCAGTAGGGGCACGGTGCGCCGTTGTCTGTGTGGTATTGGCTCATTGTCGTTCTCCTTTAGCAGACCGCGATTCCGTCGCCGCTGTAGTTCGTATCCGTCAGCGGCTCGCGTGCGACGTACAGCGAGCAGCCGCGCGGGTCGGTCTGGTGGAAGTAGTGCAATCCGTTGCGCTCGCAGGTTGCGGCTATGCGCTTTAGTGCGCCCGTCTCTTTGTCTGGAACCGGGCGGCGGTATGACTTGCCAATGCGCGGATGTGTCACTAAGAACGGGCGCTTGGTCTTCTCGTCGCGTTCTATGCCCCATGAGGCGCGGTCGTTGCCGTCGCCACATTCAAGCTCACCCCATCTGGTTAGAGTCTTCTCGGCGCGGGCGAGCGTTATGGCCTCGTCGTAGGGAATGTTCAGGCGTCTCACCAGCTTTGACGCTACTTCTCGGGCGGTGCTCATGGTCTGTTCTCCTCTTGTTCCGGCCAAACATAGGCGGCTTCGTTTTCGTTCCATTCCATCCCGAACGGGATAAGCCAGCAGTCTCCATCTTGATGTACGTGGTATGACACATGGGTAACCGGGTCTGTGACCACTGCGCTATTGAGCACGGTATCCCAAGCATCCCAATACCATTCCTCATCGGGTCCATCCAGCAAGCACGTCCAAGTCTCGTCGTCTATTCCGGCGACGCATTCGCGCTTTGTCTGCTCGGCGAAACTTTGCGGAAGGTAAATTCCGCGTGAGTCATTCAGATACAAAACGGGTTCTGGTTTCATGGTTTGCTCTCCTGTTCTCTGCGGCGTTGCAGGTAGGCTCGCGCGGCCTCTTCGCCGCACGTTGCCTGTATCCAATCGCAAACGAAAGCAATCCCGGTGACGCCGTGCTCGCGCACGTACCGGACACGAGTCATTGGCAAGTTAAATTCCTGCGCGATGTCTCGGATAGTCTTGTGGTTTATCCGCATCAATCTGCGGATGCTTGCGCCGCTGAGTGAGTCTCCTAAGTGCTCGGCTAGTGCTCGGCTTCGGTCCACTGCTTTCATTTGCTTCTCCTCGTATGCGCTCGGTTGCGTGCGCTCGGTTGTCTGCGCTCGGTGCTCTGCGCTCGGTGCTCTGCGCTCGGTGCTCTGCGCTCGGTGCTCTGCGCTCGGTTGCATGTCCTGGTGCTGCTGCTTCTTGCTGTTCGTGCGCGTTTCCGCTGAGGGCGGGCCAGATAGCAGCGCGGTAGTTCGCGCTGGTAGCTGGAGCCGTCCGGCTCTGATGCAGCCGACGGAGCCGCCGCGACTGGTGCGGCGGCTCGATCTGCGGCTCAGAGCAGCACGATTTCCCGATAGGCCGAGTGAACTTGTCGATCGTCGGCGTGGCGGTGCACGCTGAACTCCACGCCAGCACATGCGACGGCGCGAGCGTCGGCGTACTCGATTGCGTTCTGGTAGGTCATCTGGTCTTCCCAGACAATCCCGCGTTCGTCTATCACGTAATAGAAGGGGATCACGTTAGTTGCTCCGGTAGGCGTTGGCGGAGAAGGCCGGCAGCCCGGCGAGCGCGAGCGGCCCGCTCGTGGTGCTCACCAGCATGGTTTTGCCGGTCTTGCTCGGGCGCAACTTGATGGCCGGGTTAAACAGATAGCCGATCCGGCCGTCACTCATGCGGACAAGTGCATAGTTGTCGTCCGTGCTCGTGTGCAGCGTTTCGGCGACGGAAACGGCGCCGTTGTCTTTCGCGTTCATGTGTCGATCCCCTTTGCGGTGGTGGTGGATGAAGTGTTGCGAGTTCGATGATGCAAGGGGCATGCCATGCCAAAAGCATTACGTTTCAGGCACCCATCAAAAAGCATGCCAGCAAATGTGACGTTTTACGGCGGCAGATTGTGACGTACAGCGTCACATTCCGTTGGCATAGTCCGTGCGGGGTGGCGGTTTTTGGGTGGCATGGCGTTTGCATGTATTCGGGTAGGGCGCCCAGCGGTTAGGCCCCCGAGATTCAGGCAGGGTGCAAGGCGGATCAGGTTCACGGAACCGCCCCCGGATAGCGCAGTGATCGCGAGGTCTTCCGGGCAGATAGTTGCACTCGGGATATAACCTGACTCGATTGCTCTTTTCCAGAAGGACTCCAATGGCAAGCCGCTGGCTTGCCGTGGGTGTCTTTCACTAAGGGAGGTTCAGATGGTCGTGTATCGCATGAATGAGACGGCGGAGTTTCGGGCACATGTGCATGAGTACGTTTTACTGGATGACCGGCTGATTGGTCTGAGTTACTTCGTGTGTCGGGTGTGTGAGCAGGCAGTCCCGATTGCCTTGGTGCGGGCGTTCGCACCGGAATGCATCGTTGCGGAGGGGAAAGATGTTTAAGGTTCAGGTCAGGTCGGCGGGTGTGTGGGTGACGTTGGCGGTTCGCAATTGCATGGATTGTTGCCGCACGATGGTTCGGGATTGGGAAGCGGACGGCTATGAGATGAGGATTGTTGGCGAGGCCGTGTGTGCTGACGGTTGCCGCAATCAGATGGTTTTTACGTAGGACTTCGGCGGGAGGGTTCACCCTCTCGCAGGCGTCTTGCCTGGAAGGCTTACCGGCGCCGAGTCCGGTACTGGATTGGAGGTTGTTATGGAACTTATGCAAGCGTCGCGTCAGTGGGCGTCACGTCCGCAGGATGAACGGTTCGTCTCTTTGTTGGAGTTGCACGCATTCACTAAGCAGGTTCGCGAGAACAGCCGGGCGAAAGTGCTTTCCTCGCGTGATGTGGTGATGCAGCCAGTTGAAGGCGACGCACGCGGGCTCGTGTGCGTCGGGCCGAATGGCGGACCCGTTGCGTTGACGCACTGGTCGTTCGGACAGTTCGCGGGGCTTGCGGGTTCGCCCGCTGGTTATCTGCGGGAGCTCCCGGCGCCGCTGGCGGCTGATTGCCTCAACTACGGGATGCACGTTAAGCGTGACATTCAGGACGTTGGGGTGTTGCTCTATAAGAACGGCGGCACGCCGGAGGTTCGCGCGGCGACGGGGCCCGGCTACGGTCGCGTATGGAATGAGTCGATCGTCGGCTCGCTGGTCGATCGCTTCGGCGATGGCGTGACAGGTGATTGGCGCGTCCCGGGTGAGTTTGGGAAGTCGATCACGGTCACGAAGGACAATACAACGCTGTACGCATCTGATCGGGACATGTTCGTGTTTCTGGCTGATGAGCAGAACAGAATCACTGTCCCGGGTCGGCGCTATGGTGCACCGGGCGAAATGGCGCGCGGCTTCTTTGTTTGGAACAGTGAGACGGGCTCGCGCACATTGGGCGTGGCTACCTTCCTTTTCGATTACGTGTGCTGCAATAGGATTGTGTGGGGCGCCGAGCAATACAAGCATGTGACGATCCGGCATACCGCAGGCGCACCGGATAGATTCCTTGAGGAAGTGGGGCCAGCACTGCGGGAGATGAGTCAGTCATCGTCCCATGATGTGGTTGCACTGATCGGGGAGGCGAAGAAAAAGCGGGTCGATAACGTCGATGAGTTTCTGGCGAAGCGGTTCACGAAGTCGCAAGCGAAGGCTATTGCAGCGGCGCATCTGTCTGACGAAGGGCGCCCGATTGAGTCGCTGTGGGACGTGACTACGGGCGTGACCGCCTATGCTCGTGGCATTCAGTACCAGGATGAACGGGTGGCGTTGGAGCGGGAAGCGGGAAAAATCCTCGACATGGCTGCGTAGTCAAACTCGGGGCGGGCGCGGTGCTCGCCCCATTTCTTGGGGGTGACGAAATGGAGAAGCTGTTAAGCGCGGCGTGCGATCTCATCATTGCTGCGAAGGTGGTAACGCCGGAAAAGTTGGAAATTCCCTTGCCGGTGTTTAACGCGCTCTGGAAGGCGGCGATGGATGCTTACGCGGCGGAGCATACGGCGCGGGGGTTGGAGCGCAGCGGGTTGACTCGCTGCGTGGATGACGAAAGCGCGGAGAGGGGGCAGGCATGAAAGCAAAGAAACTGTATGAGGCGGCGCGTGATGTGGTCGCCAGTTGGCGAGACGGCGGCTGCGTTTATGATGCCGTCGTAGACCATGAGGCGCTGTGTGTGCTGCGGGCTGCGGTGGATGCGGAAACGATCCGGCGCCACGAGATCGAGCGCGCGCTGGTTCAGGTGCTCGGCAAGCTGAAGGGGGTCGCATGACAGCCGATTTTGATGGATGGGTGACAGGACCGCAGGCCAAGTGGGGTTACAAATACCACTTGGCGCACCGGGCGATGATGGACCCGGAACCACAATGGCCGTCTGGCTGGTGCACGGTCTGGGGCGTCGATCGGCCGCGCGGGGTGTGGATGGGCGTTATTGAGAATCCGATGGATGCGGAGGCGTTGTGGCGCGGCATGGGGCGCGGTTACTTGGGCGGCGGCTCTTGGGCTGCGTTCGATTGGCTCGGCTCCCTGTTCGTTGAAGGCTGGCGCAAGGGAATCTCTGTGGGGTAGTGTTGCCAAACAAGCGAGGGCGGCGCCATAATGCGGGCGCTGCTCTCGTTTCCGCGAAGCAGTCCGCCGGGGAGGGTGGAGGGTGCAGGTGAGATTGAACGATCAGGCGCAGATCGACCGCGCCATTGCTTTCTGTGAGTCGCTGCGCATGCGTGGCGAGTTGTCCGCTTTTGACTGCGCTCGTGCTGTGGCGCAGTGCCGTAGGCGCGTCTGGCTGCTCGCTGCTCGTCGTTCGCCTTCGCGAGGGTCGAGCCGCTGGCATGGCATCGAGCGCCGAGCGGAGGCTATACCATCCCCTGCAAGCCAGCAGGATGCGGCTTGCGTTCCAGACAACGTGTCTGCGCGAATGCAAACCGGAGCCTGTGAGGTACTTCCAAGTCACCCCCCGGTCCAAGGAAATGCAGGCTCCTCTTCGATTTCAAATGAGGCCGCGCAGCGGTCCATAGAAAAGAGCGCCGCATGAGCAATCATCCTGGGAAGTTGAGGCCATTGGCGAAGCCAAGCGAGCGGATGAAGAAAAACCGGCTTGCGAAGGCAAGATCGCAACAAGGCATAGGCCAAATGAGCATGTGGCCTATCGTTCACAAGCGCGAGCTTAGGCACAGAGCGGAGCAAGAGGCCCAGGAGAAGGCGCGGCAGAAGGCCATGCGGATTGATAGTGTGAGGCGACTATGAGCAAGCGGTCTAAGCGGAAGAAGCTGGCCCGGCGTGCGGCTTATGCTCGTATTCTTGAAGGGCAGGCGAGTGTGCTGGAGGAGCGTGCTTCGCAGCTTGGTGAAGTTGAGCAGGCCAAGCGTCAGGCTGCGGAGTTGTACAGGCGAATTGCTGCAGCTAGGCGCAAGGATATTGCTGAGAGGGAATCATGACGCGGGCTGAGTGGATGGTGAACCGCATGAACCAGCGCACAGAAGAGCGTTGGGATGAGCAGGCGAGGCTTAAGCGCAGCGCGCAGGCGAGGGCAGGATGGCGCAAGGCGAAGAGGCGACTGGCGGCAAGTAAGGCTCCTGTTGGCAAGGCGCAGAGAAAAGCCTAAGCTGGCGATCCAACGGACGGAGGGACGGGCAACGGACGAAGCTCATAGGTTCACCCAAAGCGAGTATGCGTTGGTACTCGACAGCATGACCAACGAAACCCAACCGTGGGAGTAGCACGGTCCCCTGTGATGGCCCGCAGGCGGGAAGGTGAAGCGGAGCCGACCCGATGAAGCACTCTTGTACGCAGCGTATCGCGTGCGTCAGCCCCGGAAGGGGGAGCCCCGACAACGGACAGGCAAAGGCCGTTGGGAGTGCAAAAGGATTCGCGAAAAGTTCGCCAGCAAGGAAGGCGGGCTAGGTTCTGCCCGCCTCAAACATCGCCAGCGGCGATCTGTCTCTAAAGTCTGCGGCTGTCGTTCTCAATACCTAGTTCCTGGTTTCAATGTCTGCGGTTGGGTCGTTCGCCTTATTTAAGCGATTGCCTTTGCAGTCTGTCAGCGCATCGGTGAGCTACGACATAGACGCTTGACCACTTGCCTCGCGCGCGGAAGAGTGTTTGACTGATTGGTGCGGGGCACGATAGCTATCCTAGCATCTACCCGAGCATCTGCTTCGTTGGCTGTCCAGTCCTAACCCACTGATCCTAAACTCGGGGGCCCATTTCGACACCCCCCGACTCCCCCTTTAGCGAAAGCGGACCCCCGCTCCCTCCCGTTGCACTGCGCGCATTCAGCTGCACAGCAACACGGCCTTTACACTTGCCAAACCACGGAATTGTTGTTGTTTTGCGACTGTGGTTTCTTTTTTTTTGGGTTGAGTGGTAGGGTGTTGCGCGTTCTGCAACAGGGTATTAGGATGCAGTGCAGAACAAGTGTGAAGAAAGGGGCTCCGGTGGTTGCAAGGGTGGTAGCACGCTGCCGAGGTGGATGGCCTGCTGAGGTGGTGGGATTAGGGAGGCGGCGGAGGTGCCGGTTCGAATCCGGCCTGGGGCTTCGGTGTTGGGGTTGTTTGTCGGGGTGGAATTATCTCCAAGGGGGTTGTTCTTGACGTTGACTTCGTTAGCTGAAGACTACAGTCACTGGCGGGTCGTTAAACAGCAGTCCTGTGGTAATGAGACAGGGGAGGTTGGCTGAAGGCGTTGCGGGAAGGCTTTTTTGCAAAATGAATGTGAAGTAAGCTGATGCGCATGTCGGCTGGGGGGTGGGATGGCGGCTGAGGGCGTATCGGTTGGGCGCTTGTTGTGGCACTGGCTGGAGCACAAGGCTGGTTGGTATCGTGAGCGCACGGAGTATCGGTGGTCCAACGGGGATTTGCTGCTGCGGGAGGTGTGCGAGCAGTGTGGGTCGAAGAAGCAGGCGGTGCTCGTGTACTTTGGTCGAAGGATTAGGGAGAGCACATGGATGCCGATAGAGGGCGCGTCTCCCGAGGTGGCCTATTACGTGTGGGAGGGTTTGCAGCAGAAGAGGCGGCTGTTGTCGGATAATTGAGGTGGATTGTTACCGTAGTGAACCGTTTGGTTAGCCGGGGGGCTGATATGGGAATCTTCGCGTTGATCTTGCTGGTGGCCTCTGTTGTGGTGTTCTTGCTGGCGACGGCGTGGATACCGGGGCCGCCGCGTCCGAATCTGATTGCGTTGGGTCTGGCGCTGTACACATTGCATGTGCTTGTGCAGAAAGCCATGTGATGGAACTCACATACACCGATTCTGCCGGTTTGCAGACAGCGGTTTCCGATATTGCCAACTTCAGTGCGGTAGAGAGCGAGTCTGCGGTTCCCCCGCCGATCTCGATCAAGGTATTGGACGTGACGGACGCGCCGTACAACGTGCGCGAGAATGGGGAGGCGGGCGAGAACGGGGCGGGGCTTGCGGCCTGTTACCGGGATGCGAGGGCGCAAGGGGCGCAGGTGGAGATACCGCCGGGGCGCTATGTCTATTCGGGCACCTTGATTCACGATTCGATTACGGTGTTCAACGACGGCGAGTTGGTGGGGGTAGATGCCGACAGCGGCTATTGCATGAAGGGGGCCGATCCGAGGCTGGTCGGGGGTGTGCTCGCGCACGAGGGTTTGACGGTTCGCGGCTCGCAGATGAACCATCACGGCATTGGTTTGTACGACCAGACCGGCACCTTTGAGATCATCGATGTGACGGTGCGCAATCCGGCGGCGGCTGGGATATGCATTTGGGATGGGCGCAACGGGCGCATCCTGGGCTGCACGGTCGAGGACTGTCTGGCCGACGGCATGCATCACGTTTCCAGCGGCGACGGGGTGAGCGGTCATATCTACGAGCGCGGCAACACGGTGCGCCGCTGCGGGGACGACTGTTTGAGTTTCGTGACCTACATGATCAACGCCAACGTCGTGCACGATGTCGATGTGTACAACTTCCGGGGCGAGGACAACACTTGGGGGCGCGGCATTACGATTCAGGGTGCGGAGCGCATCAACATTTGGACTGCGCAGCTGAACCGGATCAAGTGTTTCGGGATTTATTGCGGGATCGAGCAGAATTACGGCACGGTCAGCAAGGCGGTGCTGCACGATGTCAAATTGGACGTGTGCGGGCAGTGGTCCTCGGGTGCGGACACGCAGGACGGGGTGTTGATCAGCGGCTGGACCAGCACGACGGTATGCGAGTTGCACGATGTGGTGATCTCGCGCCCGATGCGTCACGGTGTTTTGCGCTATCACGAGAGCGGCAACACGTTTGTCGCGGACAACGTGATCTACCACGAGATTGCGGGGCAGGAAGTGTACAACGTGCCCTCTGGCAAGGAGCACGAGCCCTACGTTTATCCGGCGCGATTTGCGCGGTTTGTCGGGCCGCGCGGGGAGTAGCCATGCCGCTCAAGTCAGGCAAGAGCAAAAAGGTGGTTTCCGAGAACATCAGGACCGAAATGCGTGCCGGTCGCCCGCAGAAGCAGGCCATTGCCATCGCGTTGTCGAAGGCGGGCCGCTCCAGGCGCAAGGCGAAGGGGCGCTAGGGTCGTGGGCCGGGCCTCGGGCAAGAAGAAGCAGCGCCGGATCAAGAAAACGGCGTTGGAGCGCAAGCTTGAGGAGTTGGGGCTGCAGGACAAGCTGCGCCCGCTGCGCGATGCCGAGAAGCTGGAGGCCATTTCCGGCCTGAGTCGGGCCAAGGGGCAAAAATGATCGTGCTGGCCCTGGAGATATCGGATCGCGGGGCGCCCAGCATCATTTTCTACGAGCGCGACTCGGGCGATGTGCTGCTGCGCAGCTGGTACTACCCGGACGTGAAGACGGCGCAGGCGATCATCGATCAGATTTACACGGACATACTGGACGGGTCGGTGCTGTTGTCGGGCCCGGCGACGGACAGCTAGGTTTTGGCATTGCAGGTGTGCTATGTTGAGAGTATCGCAGCGCACAAGCGGGCTTTCTCCGGGGGGAAAGCAGGATGGGCGAGGTTTACTACCCGCCGCGACACCAGATCAAGACGCGACTAACGCCATCCGAGTGGCGCTGTATTCAGCTGGCGATAGCTGGGCTTTGCAACAAGCGCATTGGCAGTGCTCTCGGCGTTCAGACCGGGACCGTCAAGGCGCATCTGTACAACGCGATGACGAAGATTGGATGTCACACGCGCCTGCAGCTGTACAACGCCTTGCGCGAGGGGGTGCCGGAGCATTTGCGGCCGCGCAACTTAAGCGAGATGCAGCTGAAGGCGGTCAAGATGCTGCGAACCGGCTTGAGCGACGAGCAGGTGGCGCATTTGCTGGGGGTTTGCGTGACGACCTACAAGGGACGCCTGCAGGCCGCGCGCAACAAGCTGGGCATTTCCTCTCGTGTGGAGTTGCTGCGTCACGTTGACGAGGAGGAGACGTGTATTACGTGAGTGTGGGTTGGCGCGAGGACACCGGACGCCAGATTGAAGAGCGCCGCGACGCGGGCGAGAGCCCGGTTGTCGCCGATATCGAGCAGCTGGCCGCCGATTTGTATCTGATCGTGTCGGCTGGCGTGGATGCGCTGCTCAATCCGCAGACTGACCCGTTGTACGACCCGCTTACCGGCGAGTTGATCCCGCCGCAACAACAGCAACAACAACAGGAGGCATCATTACCATGACGAAAGACAAGGAAGTGAAGGGAAAAGAGCCACGCGAACCGGCAGACAAGGAGCACGTCACGATGGAGGACTCGGCCTACTGGTGCGAGTTGTTCGGCGTTGAACCTGACGGTCTGGAGCACGCGTTGAAGGTAACGGGCAGCGACAACCCGGACGTGTTGCGTCAGTTCATTCTAGGGACGTGACTTGATGCCGGGGAGGTGCAGATGGAGGGCTCAGATTTTACGAGTCGGATGGAAGAGACGCAGATGGCGCGCAACCTGAACGAGGCGGCGGCGCGTCAGATGCGCAGCGCGGAGGCACTGCGCGGGTTGGGCCGCGAAGCGGCGCGGCAGCTGGAACGCGAAACGGCGGGGCAGGGCTGCAACTACATGCGGGTGGGGGAGATGCTGGACATCCGCGCGCAGCGTTTGTGCGACAAGCTCGCGCAAGTGCGGCGCTGGCAGGCCGAGTTGCCGGTCGCGGTGCTGGACCTGCAGGTAGGCGAGTTGCATCGCCTGCTGGGCGGGTACGATTGAGTGTTGAGCGATGCGGACACGCCGACGAGGATGGGACCAGATGCCGTGAGGAGGTCTACCGCGATGGCCTTTGCAACAAGCACTGGTTTCGCCGCTACCGTGGCCGCGACATGGACCGCTCGCGCGTGCTCACCGAGGCGCAGATCAAGTACATCCAGACCAGTCAGCGCCCGGCGCGGCAGCTGGCGATGCAATTTGGCTGCTCGGCCTCGCGCGTGCGTGCGATCCGGCTGAAGTACCAGAAAGAAAAGCTGTCGAATTGAAACTTAAGACGTATCCAACGTTGAGCAGCGCGATGGTACGCTGTGCGTTGCATGCGTTTTGCATAATCGAGCAGCGAGACGGCGGTCGTTACGCGATTTTGGGCGAGCAGTATGCAACGCGCGCCGCCGCCGATGCGATGCTCTCGCTCATGCAGCGCGCGCATCCGCTGCGCCGCTATTTTGTGAAGGACGCAGGGTATAAAATTGCTGCTCCGCCGGGTCTAGGCTAGCTACCGAACGCGACGTTCTCCCTAATCGTCGCACGGCTCGGCGGTCCGTTTGTTCAAAAGGGAGGCGCTAAAAGGGAGAAGTCATGCGCTATCTCATCGTGCTGTTGTTCGTTCTCGCATCAAACCTCACAAATTCGCAGGTTTTCGCGCAATCGGCCTGCACGCCGGAGCAGCTGCGGGATCGCTACAAGCCCATTGTGCCCGCCAAGCAGTTGACCGAGCACACATGGTCGTGCCCGCCGCAGTATGAGTTGGTCAATCAGTCGTGCGTGTCGCCGGTCATCCGCGTTGTGGACCAGATCGACAATCTGCGCGGCACCTATCATGCGCGCAACGCCTCTGGGCAGACCCTGATCTATCAGGACGAGTACGGCTCGCAGTGGCACGTCGAACAACACGACGAGCAGGGCAGGCCAAGTGCGATTCGCCAGCCCGACGCCAGCGTGGTCACGCTGACGTGGAGCGGGGAAAACATCGCTTCGCGCACCGCCGAGGGCGACAAGGTGCTCTATTCGCTCTACGACAAATCGGGACTGCCGCGCGGGCTGGAAGTTCAGGGCATCGGCTGGATGTTCGCCTCGCCGCTCAAGCAGGGCGGGCTTGATTGGAGTCATATCGAGAGCAGCGGCGGGGCCGGGACGTTCGTCATGGACTTCGGTGGCCTGACGGCGGGCTTGCCCACGCCCCCGCCCTCGGTCAGCACGATGGGCGCGGCTGCCACGCCGGTGCCGTTGCGCCTGTTCGTGTTTTCGTTTCCGGTCGTCAATCTGCCGCCGGTGGTGGCTATCGGCATGGCCGGGGCGGGCGGCTTGTACGTGGGCAGCGCGATCTATCCGTTGATCGAACCGGCGCTCTCGCCGATCATCGATGCGTGCGCGGCGGCGGTGGACAGCGGGCGCGAGTGCCGCAAGGCGGCTAACGCGCTGCTCAATACCGAGTTGGCGGCGTGCAAAGAGGCGCGCTCCAGGGAGTTCAAGCAATGGCTGGAGTCGGACAAGCAGCGCCCGGCGGGCCAGCCGCGCGATCAGGCGTGGCTGGATCGGATCAACAAGGCATTCGGCGACTGTAATGCGGCGGCGTTCAAGAAATTCAGCGCGGCCATTGCCGAATGCTTCAAAGCCCAGGAGTGAGCCAGGAGTGAGCCATGATCACAGTCGAACAGAGTGAGCAGCTGAAGGCGCAGTACATGGAGAACTTCGCGTTCAACGCGATGCAGGGGTGGGCCAGTGCCAGCGGGTTGTGCAAGGACTTGCAGGAAATCCTCGACCGCTATTTTGCCGATCCGGCGATGACGCGCGAGCAGTTGAGCAAGGAAGTCGCCGATGCGTGCTTGGGGTGGGGCGAGTCGTGGAAGAAGCTCGACTTCGAAGACAAGGAGGGCTGATGGACACGCAGGCCGTGTCAGATTCCATCAACGTGTGCCTGAGCCATCTGTCCACTATGCGCAGCGAGTTGGAACAGCTTATTCTGCGGGCGATTGCGGGCGAGTTGGACCCCGATCAGCTGCTGCGGGAAGTGGCGAGCACGCAGACCTCGCGGGTACTGATGCAGCTGGCGGCGCAGCAGATCGATACGATGGTGTCCGAGAACCTGAAGCTGGAGACGATGATCGCGCACTACGCGAGCGGCTGGAGCCGCGAAGAACTCAAGCGGCAGTACGACGCCAGCAACGGCGCGCGCAAGGAGAGCGCATGAACGAGGGCGATTCCATCGAGGCGTTGCAATCCAAGATCGGCCAGCTGCAGGCGATGCTCGATGTCATGGCGCAGCGCGCGAGCAGCGCCATGTTCTGGCAGTTGCTGGTGGAGACGTATCTGGACGGCGGATTGTCGGAGGAGGAGATGCGGGCGCGCGTGCTGCACTACCGCTACCGGCATCCGCAATCCAGTACGCGCCAATGAGGACCGAGTGAGGACCGAGTGAGCGGCGGCGACGCGCTGGTGCAGATCGGGCTGGGGCTCACCCTGCTCGGCGCCTACGTGCTGTTCGTGCTGTGGGCGCGGCGCGAGTGGTTGCATGCGGAGCCCAGCAACCGCCCGGAGCAGTGGCGCTTTCCACCGCCGCAGGAGGAAGCGGCGCCGCAGGAGCCGCCGCCCAAACGGCGCTGCCGACGCCGCCGGGTGCGAAACCGCCCGCGCCGGGCCATCGTGGTCGTGACGTGAATTTAGACCGCACCGAGCTTTTGCGGCGCATGTCGGAGGACCGCGCGCTCGCGCTGGACATGCTGTTTTCGGCCAAGCACGAGGACGCGACCCCGGCGATCCACCTGAAGATCGTGCAGGCGTGGCGCTCGGCGCACGAGCGCGTGCTGATCGAGGGCTTTCGCGGCAGCGCCAAGACCACCAAGGCGCAGGAGTTCATCGCGGTCGAAGCCTGTTACGCCAACTTCCCGTTCGGCCTGCTGTTTGGCGAGACGTGGGACAAGGCGTGTGAAAAGCTGGAGAACATCAAGTTCGCGCTCAAGACCAACCGCATGCTGATCGGCATGTTCGGCACCCTGCTGGGCAAGGGCGCGACCGACAAAGTGGACTCCATCGTGCTCACCAACGGGGTTCGCATCGACGCCTACGGCAAGGGCCAGTCGCCGCGCGGTCGCTTGCACCACGACGCGCGCCCGACCTTTGCCATGCTGGACGACATCGAGAACAAGCTGAACGGGGATGTGGCCTCCAAGGAGGCGGTCGATACCACCGTGTCGTGGTTGTACGCCGAGGTGATCCCGGCGCTCGATCCCAAGCGCGGGCGCATCCGCGTGAACTGCACGCCGGAGGGTACCGACTGCCTGCCGGTACGCCTTCGCACAGACGACAGCTGGATGCGGTTGTACTTCCCGATCTGCTTGGGCGAGCCGGAGGACGAGGATGCGCAGCCGCTGTGGGAGTCGCGCTTCGGCCTGCCGTGGATTCGCAATCAAAAGGCGCTGTTCGAACGGCAGGGATTGTCGGACGACTTCGACCGTGAATATATGCTGCGGGCCCGCTCCAACGAACTCGCCGACTTCGATGAGCGCGACCTGCAGGAATGCCCGGCCCTGCCAACCGACCATCTGCCGGTGTGGGCGATGTACGATCCGGCGCGCACCAAGGATCGGAAATCCGACAACTACGGGCGGGTGGTTGCCGCCTTTCACGGCAACACGATCTACGTCGTGCTCTCGGGCGGCATGAACTGGAAGCCGTCCGACATGATCAACGACCTGTTCGATGTGAACGAGCAGTACCGGCCTATCGGCTTGGGGGTGGAGAGCGATTCGCTGGAGGACTGGATGCGCGAGCCGATCCGCGCCGAGATGATCAAGCGCAACACCGTGCTGCCGCTGGTCGATCTGCGCGCGCCCAACGACAAGAGCAAGCACGACTTCATCCGGGGGGCGCTGCAGCCGTTTTGCCGGGCGCGGGCGATTGTGCTGGTGGGCGGGCGCGGCGCGCACCAGCAGCTGGTGGAGGAGATGCGCCGCTTTCCGTCGAAGAACGACAACGTGGTCAACGCGCTGGCTTATATTGTGAAGATGCGGCCCGGTGAGCCGGTGTACGGCGAGTTTTCCGATGCCAACGTGTCCGTCAACGCGCAGCCCCAGCGTTCCGGCGCGATCATGCTCGCCTTCAACCAGTCCAGCACCGAGGTCACTTGTGTGGCGGTGCAGCAGGTGGGGTTGGCGTTCTACCTGCTGCGCGAGTGGGTGGAGCCGGGGGCGGTGGCCGATGCGGTTCGCTCGATCTGGATGTCGGCGCAAGGCGAGCTTGGGCGTCATTCCTTGGTGGCCTACTCGCCTGCCGACGTGTTCGATGAGTGGACGCGGCTGGAATTGAACCGCCATCTGCGCGGACTGAACATACAGCCAGCACGCGGGGGCTACTATCAGGAAAGCCTCGCCTGCCTGAACGACAGCGTGCGCACCACGATCCGGGGCCAGCGGGCGTTGCTGGTTTCGCCCGAGTGCCGCTACTTGATCGCCGGGCTGATGGGCGGCTACGCCATCCCGATGAAAGCCGGGCGGCTGGCCGACGAGCCGGTCGAAGGGCTGCACCGCACGCTAGTCGCGGGCCTGGAATGCATGCTGTATCAGGTCATGCGCGGGCAGGGGGCTGCGGCCCAAGCCAACTACGCCAGCGTGGGCGGGCGCCAGTTCATGACGACCCGGCCCGACATTTACGCCCGTCCGCGCTAGTCTCCAAACCCAGACGGTCAAAGTGTCGCCTTTTTTTTCACTCTATATATATATAGGAAACGAATTTTTGTGCCCTCTCTGCAATCGGCCTATTGAGCCGGATCAGCGGAGCTATCCGAGCGGGCCTTTCGAGCAGCGCGAACAGCGCACGCACGCCTACTGTTGGCACATGGCGCGCACGCAGGAATGGGGTAACAACGGCCTCAAGCGTTTGTTTGAAGCCGTCCCACGGTTGAGGAAGCGCCATAGAAGGAGTGTCGGAAAGTTGACACCCCGGCAGTCTGCGCTGTAAAACAGCGCAGCACTGCATCTCAAGCACTCAACCGGGGGAGTGTCATGAAAGCCAAAGCCAAGCCGCAGACGAAGCCTGCGGGCAGCAGCGTCAAATATCCCAAGATCAAAATGGGCCCGAAGAATCCCGGCATGGTAGGGCTGGCCGGGACCATGCCGAAGAAGTCCAAGCGCCGCTAGCGTGGCGTCGCGCAATCCGCCGCCGACCGATCCGGTCGAGGCGGACATCGAGAACTCGGTCGATCAGACCGAGCCTGCCAAGGGTTCCAAGAAGCCCAAGAACTTCGCACGCCGCAAAGACGGCACCGCATTCACCGTGGCCGAGGCGCGCTGGAAGACGATCCGCCAAGCCTACGACAACGATGAGGAGTGGCGGCTGAAGATCGAGAGCAACTGGAACATCTACAACTGCAGACTCGATGACAACCAATCGTACAGCGGCTTCTCGCAGGGCTACGTGCCGGTCGTGCGCGATTGCGTGGATGCACGCGGTCGCAAAATCCTAAAGCAGCTGTTCCCGGTGCGGGGCCGCAATCTGGAGGGCGTGTCGTCCGACGGCATGACGCCCTACGCCACCATCTCGCTGCTGGAGTACTACATCCGCCAGTCGGGGCTGCGCACCACCTTGGAAGCAATGCTCACGCAGGGCGATGTCACCGGCCAGTGGCAGCTGTACGTGGATTGGTACGCCGAGAAAAAGCAGGTCACGCGCGTGGTGGAAAAGCAGGCGCAACTCGATGACGGCACGCCAAGCCCCGATGACACCTACGCCGATATCGAGGACCAGGAGTACACCGAGAATTGCCCGGACATCTCGGTGGTGCCCACGCTCGATGTCGCTGTCATACCGCCGACGGTTGACGAGTTGCGCAAGGCCGAGATCGTGGTCATATGCCATCGGTATTCGGAGACTAAAGTCCAGTCGATGATCGACCGTGGCGTGTTCGTCAATGTGCGCTGCGACGAGTTGATGGAAGCCTTCGATCAGTACGGCGAGAATCCCGAGTCCATCGGCGTCAAGGTGCTGGAGCAGCTGGGCATCGATGTGGACGGCACCGACGTGCATGCGCGCGTGTACGAGGCGCACTTCAAGCTGACACTGGACGGCGAGCACCGCGAGCCTGCGGTGGTGTGGTATCGCCATGACGGCGTGCCTCTTGGCATCCTCGCCAATCCGTACTGGTGCAAGCGCCTGCCGCTGATCAGCGTGCCGGTGAAAAAGCAGCCGGGCTCGTTCTGGGGGACGCCGGTCATCGAGCCGGTTCGCTCGCTGCAGTGGGACATCAACGACGTTCACAACATCGGCAACGACGCGGCCAAGTACGCGCTCAACCCGGTCATCATGACCGATCCGCAGAAAAATCCGCAGTACCAGAATTTGATCATGACGATGGCGGCGGTGTGGCCGACCAGTCCGCAGGACACGCAGCCCTTGGCGCTGCCGCCGGTGTATCAGCACGCGCAACAGATCATCGAGTTTTTGAAGATGCAGGTGCGCCAATCGATGAACGTGACCGAGTACGCGCTGGGCGCGATGCCGCAGGGGCGCAAGAACAACTCGCAGGTCGCCGCCGTGGGCCAGGAGCAGGAGATCGGCGCGACCGACGTGGCCTCCGACGTGGAGGATCGCGTGTTGAATCCACTGGTGGAGTTGATCTTCGAACTGGACCAGCAGTACCGGGTGGACGAGTTGGACGTGCTCACGCGCGGGGAGGTCGGGCTGCAGGCGCACATGGAGCGGGTGAAGCCCCAGCAGTTCACCAAGAAGTATCAATTCAACTGGCTCGGCACCGACTTCACCAATTCGATTGCGCGCATCCAGCAGAAGATCGCGGCGATGAACGTGCTGCGCGGCGTGCCGCCCGAGGCGCTGAACGGCAAGCGCGTGGACATCACCCCGATCATCGAGGACATGATCTCCACCGTGTTCGGCCCGCAGCTGGCGCCCAAGGTCATCATCGATGAGCGCGATCAGCTGTCGATGCCCGCCTCGGTCGAGGACGAACTGCTCGCCAACGGTTTCTCGGTGGCGGTGCATCCGATGGACAACGACGTGGCGCACATGATGAGCCACATGGCGGGCGCGCAGGCCACCGGCGACCCGGCGCGCACGTTCGCCAAGCACATCATGGATCACCAGAAACAAATGCAGCAAAAAGCGCAGATCGCGGGGCCCAGCCTCAACGGAACGCCCGGCGTGCCGGGGGGCACGGGCCCCGGCGTCGCTGGCACCCCGCGACCCGGCGCACAGGTCATGCCGTTGCGCAACGCCCAGCAGCCGCCCGGCGCCATTCATCAGGATCAGATCGCATCCCCAGACGTTATGAGCAGAGGCTGAGATGGATTCACCCGATGTAATCAAGGGACAGGTGCTCTACGGCACGGTCAAGCAGACCACCACCGACTCGTCCAGCAGCACCAACGCGCTCACGGTTTGGGCCCCGGCCAGCGGCATGCAGATTCGCCTGTCGCACCTGTGGGTGGAGGTGCCCGGCCCTGCCGTGCTGGGAGCGGCGGGCACGCAGACCATCACCATCGCGACAACCAACTTCGTCGTCGCGGTGTTCTCCCCGCGCCTGTCGAATGCGGCGATTGCCGGACTGTACGGTTTCTACGAGCGGCGCTGGGCGGGCGGGCTGCTGCTGCCGCGCGGGGAGACGCTGACGGTGAAGATGGGCACCGCGCTGACGGCGGGGCTGATCAGCACGATGGTGTTCGGGCGCGAGGAATAGCCGATGGACTCGCTCGATGTCATCAAGGGCCAGCTGCTCTACGACACTTGGCGCAGCGCGAGCGTGGTTGCCGCCTCGGGCACGACCCAAGTCGCGGTGTGGACACCGGCGGCGGGCAAGGCAATCCGCATGGCGAGCTATTCGATGGAGGCGGGCGGCTCGACCATCACCGGGGCCAACGCCACCGAGATCATCACCTTGCTGTGCGGGGGCATCACCATTGGCATTCATTGCCTGCGCCTGACGCCCAGCGCGGTCACCGGCATCTTGTCGAATTTCGTGCGCGAGTTCGAAGGCGGCATGCTGCTGCCCGCAGGCAGCGCGATCACCGTGCAGGTGGGCGTGGCCCTGACTGGCGGGGCGCTCACCGTGCAGGTCTTGGGGCGGGAGGAGTAAGCAGATGACGCGCCTGTTCGACAATGTACCCATCGAGGCCGCAACCGATCTGGAGTGGGACGGCCAAGGCCCCAACGTCGTTTCGCTCAACGGCATCCTGAACAACCTGCAGCGCCAGATTCTCGGCGGCGGCGGGGGCGGCGGCGGCGGGGGCGGGGGTGGCGGTGGCCTGCCCGACATGACCGGATTCGGCGAGGGCTGGGTTGCCACCATCAATCCAGGCACGCCCAACGTCGCGCAGTGGTCGCGCGGCTGGGTCACGCCCACCGACCTGACGGGCGACGGCGGGGTCACCAACAACCTCACGGGTTGCTTGGCGATCTGCACCGCGCTCAATGCGGGCCTGAACGTCGCGGTGCTCACGCCGGGGGTGTATCAGTACACCGGGCGCTGGAACAGCATCACCGGCAACGGCATGCTCTACTGCGCGCCGGGGGTCGTTTTCGAGGCCAACCAAGTCGGCGCCACCAGCATCCCGATCTTCGGCGGGGCCAGCGTGTGGCAGGGCGGGGAATTTCGCAACCGCAAGTACCGCCACTACGACATCACGGCAGTGGCGGCGCTAGGCGATGGGTTCGGCGCGGTGCTCACGCTGGATGTGTCCGACGGCCCGCACGACTTCGCGGTCGGCGATCAGGTGCAAACGCCCTGGATCGTGGGCGCGAGCGGCGCGTCCTATGCCACCGGCGTTTCGCGCGTCGAAGCGGTCGATGCCAACGGCATCAACATCACCATCGCAGTTGTCGTTGGCGGAGTGCCACAGGCAGCGGTGCCCAACACCACGGTCACCTACCCGATCAACCCGCTCGATGGCAGCGGGCGCGCGGTGTTCCCGCAAATCTACCGCCAGCGCAACGTCAACCAGAGCGACATTTTCGAGTTGCGCAACTGCTCGGCCAGGTTCTACGGCGTCAAGATGTATTGGGCCTCGGCGGTGTGCCTGTACGCGACCGACCAGTGGCATGACGGGGGCATGTGGAACTGCGAGGTCTACGACTCCGGGGCCGACGGCATCCACATCATCAACGGCTACAACCTGTGGCTGCAGGGCAACTATATCCACAACACCGCCGACGATGGCATCGCGCTGCTGTGCCACACCAGCAGCGCCACGCGCCCGCGCACGCGCAACGTCACCATCATCAGCAACCTGATCCACATCGGGCGCGCGCGCGGCATCGCGTTGAACGGCGCGGGTGCCTGCACCATCGCCTACAACGTGATCCGCGACATCTTGCTCGCGGGCTTGTACTTCTCGGCGGAGAGCGGCTTTTTCGGGGCACTGGACATCAACGTCCACGAGAACACGATCTGGACCTGCGGCAACGCAGGCGCAGCCTACACCGGCTGGCCCGCGACTGTGCAGGCGGCGGTCAACTTCGTGCCTGCCAGCACGACCTTGCGCAGCAAGATGGTGGCGCGTATCAAGTTCACCGGCTGCAACCGCATCTGGAACGCGCGCGGCGTGGGAATGGCCGGGGTTACCACCGCCACCATGATCGGGGGCAGCATCGAGGAGTTGGACATCGAGGAGTCGGGCGGGGATGGCTGGGGCTCGTTCGCCTTTGCCGACTTCTACGTGAACCGGCTGCGGGTCGTCCGTGCGGGCGGGCACGGCATGTTCATCCCGACGCAGGGCACGGGTCACAACACTTGGCAGCGCATCGACCTGTGGGACATCAACCGGGGCGCGCGCCGGTGGCTGCAGTCGTGCACCGTGTCGGCAGCCCAGGTGCTGACTTGCGTGCTGGAGCCCAACGTCGTCCACACGTTCGCGCCGGGCAATGTCGTGATCGTGGCGGGGGTCAGTTCGGATTTTCAGGGCGCCTTCGGCGCCACGGCGGACACCCAGGTCAACAACGACGAGCGCATCAACTCGTTTTCCGCCGACGGTTTTACGATGGCGGGCAACTACACGGTGGACACGGTGGTGGGGCAGACCGTGACCATGCTGCCCAACGTCTTCCTCACCGCCGCCACCACCCATGCGGGTGTCATCAAGCTGGATCAGCCCTGCCCGCAAGCCTACATCGCGCTGCAGTCGGGCGCCAGCGCCAGCAACGACGGCATCAACTTCGATACTTCGGTGGCCTCCACCGCCTATCACACGATGAAGCAGGTCATCCTGCGCTCGTCCAACTACACGCTCAACAACTTCATCGAGCCCGCCGTCAACGCCGCCCCGCGCATCTCGATTGAAGACCCGGTCGATATGACGGGGCTTCGCGGCATCACGCAGTCGCCGCTGGTGACCACGCCCAAGCATCAATCGTGGACCAGCAACGCGATCACGGAGAGCACGGTGGGGGCGGTCACGCTGTTGGCGTCCTACTTCCTCAAGCAGTGCGGCCTGACGCGCAGCGGGCTCACCGCCAACACCAACGACACGCTGCCTACCGCCGCCCTTCTGATCTCGGAGTTGGGGCTGGCGGTGGGTCAGTCGGTCACGGTGCCGCTGGTGAACAACAGCGGCTATCTGTGGGGTCTGATTCCAGGGCTCAACGTCACGATGGCGGGGTTTACGTCCATCCCCGAGCGCATGGAGGTGGAGGCGCAGATTCGCCACACCACGGCGGGCAACATCACTTTCACGATGCTGCAAAAGCGCCGCGACCTGATGAAGCTCTCGGGGTTCAGGCGGGCCTACCAAGACTCCACCGATGCCAACGTCACCATGAACACCGAGTTCATGGCGGGCCAGATTTATTGGCGCGACAACATGACGGCGGGGCGCAATACGCAACTGCCCACGGTAGCGAACCTGTACAACTCGGCCTACGGCCAGCCGGGCTCGGCCTACGTCTTCACGATCTGGAACACGACCGGGTTCAGCACCACCGTGACCAACGCCACCGATGCGAGTTGGACGCTGGTGGGCTCGATGGTGGTGGCAACCAATACGCAGGCCGACTTCTTCTTTGAGTTCCTGACCGCTACCACGGGCCGATGCACGCGGGCGCCGTAAGGTGTCGGAAACTTGACACTCAGGGTATTTGAGAGCAATTTTCGCGCAGCATAACCGGGGAGCGACTATGCCAATTCTTCAGCCTTTTGGTCCGGGCAACCAGCAAATGGCCGCTGGTGCCGTGCCCGACTTTTCCGCCATCAGCCAGCAGTTGAATGCGTGGTCGCAGTACGTCGGCGGGCCGTATGGCAACGCAGGCTACACGACCCAAGCCGGTGCGGCCTACACCAAGACGCCCGCGATGGAACTCGGCGGCATTCACGTCCACACCGGCGCCTCGGGTGCGGTGAACGTCACCATGTCCACCGCCGCCGATCTCTATGCCGCCTATCCGGGCGCGCAGCTGGGCTCGACGTGGACGCACCTGCACGTCAACCTGAACAGCGGCACGGATACGCTGGTCACCGCCAGCGGCATCACCCTGGCCGGGACCACCACGATCCTCACCACGGCAGCGCGCATGTATGTCGGGCGCTTCACCGCATGCCCGGTGCCGATCATCGGCATGTCATACAGCAGCGCCGTGGTCACCCTCACCACCTCGGCGCCGCACGGGCTGGCGGCAGCAGGCAGCGCGATCGTGGCGAACATGAGCAACAGCGCATTCAACGGCACGTTTACGGTAGCGAGCGTGCCCAACGCCTATCAGCTGACGTATGCCTTGCCGGTGGCAACCGCATTTGCCACCGACAGCACGGTCCCCAACATCACGGCGGCAAGGCCCGCGCTGCTCAACACCGCGCCGACCATCTCCTATCAGGGCGCGTTCTCGTGGCCCGCGATCATGGTGGCCTGACGCCATGCTCAGATTATCCAGCGTGTTGCAGCAGTGGCTGCGTCCGGGCGTGCTGTTCCCCAACCTGACCGGGGTCGCGCCCTCGGCTGCGGTGCCGCTCTCGGCGCTGTGGCACAACGCCAATCTGGTCGCGCCCACGCCGGTCACCAAGACCGGCGCGCTGTCGGGCAACAATCAGGCGCTCACCGCCGCCGAGGTCTTGCAGGGCGTGATCTTTCTGGACGTGACCAACGGCGCCGGGTTCACCTTGACCCTGCCCTCCACCAACTCCTTGCTCAGTGCATTTTCAAATGTGCTGGTGAAGGACGGCACGTTCGCCAAGGAGGTCACGGTGGTTAACAACAACATCGGCCAGACCGGGACGCTGACGGCGGGCGATGGCAGCACGACGATTACCGGGACGGCGACGATTGCGACCAATACCACGCGCCGTTTCTTGATGACAGTGACCAGCGGCACGACCATCAACTTCCGCAACATGGGATCGTTGTCGCTGTAGGCAGGCGCGGTACCCGAGTGGTGGGACGTTACTCACCGTTCGACTTGTGGGCGTAACTCACAGAGGAGCAGTGCATGAGCAAGCTATGGCAGTGGCTGCTGGCAGCGTATTTGCCGGGCGGCTGGTTGTGTCCGTGTGTGGGGGAAGATGACGGCGGGGGCGAAGGTGCAGGCGAAGATCAGGCGGGCGAGACGGACGAGTCTGCCGACGAACCCGCCGAGCCAGCCGACGAAGAAGGCGAGGCGGGCGAGGGCGACGAGGGTGAGGCTGAATCGGAGCCTGACGACGGCGCCGCGCCCAAGGCCGGGCGGCGGCAGGGGCGAATCGAGCGGCTGAACGCGCGGCTGGCGCAGGAGCGCGAAGCGCGCGAGCGCGCCGAGGCCGAGGCCAGAGCGGCGCGCACACCGGCAGCGCCCACGCGCAACGAGGCCGAGGAAGAGGCCGAGATGCAGCGCCGCGAGGAAGCGGCGGGGCTCAAGTACGAGCAGCGTTTGTACAACGCGGCGCAGCGCCTGCAGCAGCGTTCGCAGCAGCGCCAGCAACAGGTGGAAAGCGTGCTGGCCGACAAGCTCGACGCCATCGAGTTTGCGACCGAGTGCCAAGGCAACGAACTGGCGCAGAAGCACCGCGATGAAGTGGAGAAGCGATTGACCACCATGCGCAACGCGGGCCGCAATGCCCCGCGCATGGGACTGCTGGCGCTCATTCTCGGCGAGCAAGTGATCAAGCAGTCGAAGGGCAAGCCGAGCAAGCGCAAGGAAGAAGCAGAAGCACGCATCACGCAGCGCCGTGGCGAGCCTCCGGGCAACCGCAGCGATGCCAGCAACCGGGGAGCGCGCCGCGACGACGCTAAGGCGCGTGAGAAGCGGCTACTCGGTCAACGCATTTGACGGGTCGATTGTCGGCTCGTCTTTTATAGGGGAGTCGAGAGCGTATGAGCCGCATCCTTCTGCAACTGCTTGCACCGTTCCTGCCCGGCGGGTTCTTCGCGCCGGGTCTGGTCAATCAGCAAGCCTCCTTCGCAGCCGATGTCAGCAACTACATTGCCGACAAGACGCTGCCACTGGCGCGGCGGCAGCTGATTGCCTATCAGTTCGGCGATCCGCTCGACTTGCCCGCGCATTCGGGCCTGACCTACACCGCCTCGCG